AAACTCTATAACAACTGCTGAAATCACAGACGGTGCAGTAACCGCTGCAAAAATTGCTAGTAGTGTTACTTTGGGTGTTGGCGCATTCCAAGGAGATAACGCATCTGGTGGTTTGCGTGGTGACACGACAAACGGTAAGAAAGATATTTTCAGAGTTCACGAACAAGAATTAAACACAAACGTAACAATCGCATCAACGGACAATGCTCTTGCAGCAGGCCCGTTGACAGTCGCAAACAATATCACTCTCACTGTTAGTGGTAACTTGACAATTGTATAGGAGATAGAGAATGGCATCAACATTAACAGTAGACACTATCGTAGGGGCAACTGCTGCATCAAAGGTGCATATCCCAGGCGGTGTGGTACAAGTAGTTGAAGGTACAAGTAGCACACAAAGTTCAACCAATTCAACAAGCGCTGTAGATACTGGATTGACTGCAACAATTACTCCAAAATATTCAACTAGTAAAATTCTTGCAATTACATCTTTACCCTATTGGGCAACTGAAGAGCCTGGCACAGATGTTACTGCTCATTTATTTTTTAAAAGAACGGTTTCTGGCCAAGGTACTGTAGAACTTTCTGGTTGTATTTTTGGTGATCACACTGGAAACGCTAATAGGTCTGATGCATGGGGAACTGTGAGTATGACTAAGTTAGATAGCCCTAGTACAACTTCTGCGACAACATATAAAGTACAACATAGAGTTGGTAATTCTGGATATACTGGATATGCAATGAATTCTAGTAATCCAGGCATGATAACACTAATGGAGATTGCACAATGAGTACTTTAGCAGTTAACACAATTACGGCAGAGACAGGTAACACAGTCTCACTTGCATCTGGTAAGACTCTAAATGCATCACAGGGATTTACTCCACCAGCAGGACATGTTATACAGACTAAAAAAACTACTGGATCTCAAGAGACATCAGTTAGTGGTACTGGCTGGACATCTACATATGCAGAGGTAGAAATTACTCCATCTTCAACTTCAAGTAAGATTTACCTCATGCATACTGCTGGTGGACTAATTCAATCAACGGGCACTGGTCAATCTTTTGGATTAAGAATTAAAAGAGTAATATCGGGTGGAGCAACAAGTTATCCGTATTCATCTGTCAGATACCACTATGCAGATGCACAAGACTGGCATGGAACTAATTGGGCAGTAGTAGAATTAGATTCGCCAAACACTACTTCACTAGTTACATACACTATTCAACTTCAAAAAGAACAATCCTCTGGCTATTTTAGACATTGTGATACAGCTACTTGGAATTTTGTAGCAATGGAAATAGCAGGATAACAAAATGAATAAACAGGAGAAAAAATAATGGCAACAGTAATAGACGCACTAGGTGCTCTTGGAGTCAACGAATGGGTTCTTAGAGGCAAACCAACAAACGCAGAAGAATTTGCATCTATGTTCCGTAAGGTAACAGGTACAACTGATGATGGAAGTGCAATCGAATCAGATAATTCTGCTGATTGGGGAGTTACTTGGACACAAGTAGAAACTAAACAGTCAGAGTTGACTGCGGCAGAACCTTTGAAAGCACTTCGTGCTGAACGAGACAGATTGATTGCTGCAACTGATTGGTGGGCTGGTTCAGATCACACTATGACATCTGCACAGACTGCTTATAGACAAGCACTTCGTGATATCACAGATGATGCAACATCACTTGATGATGTAACGTGGCCGACTGCCCCATAGGTATGACATGTCACAAACTGATATTTTAGATAATGTTTTAGGAGTAGCAGACCCAGTAGAGAATGCAATGAGAGTTGTATCTCCACCTAAACCTGTACTTGTTCCCGAAACAAAAATGAATGAAGAAGATGTAGATAATGATTATAAATATCAGAGAGAAAACTTTTATAATCTGATTGAAAGAGGACAAGATGCAATTGACGGTATCCTAGACCTTGCAAGAGAATCAGAACATCCTAGAACCTATGAGGTTGCTGGGAACTTAATTAAACAGGTCGCAGAAGTGACTGAGAAACTTGGGGACTTACAGGGTAAGATGAAGAAACTAAAAGAAGTACCAAACTCTGCCCCTAAAAATGTAACCAATGCATTGTTCGTAGGAAGTACAGCAGAACTACAGAAGATGTTAAAAGGAAAAGAATGATATGCCATTAACAAAATTTAAACTATCATCCATCGCTGATGACGGTATCACATCTCAAAAACTTGCCCACGATTTAGATTTTGATGGACAGTTTGTTAGAGTTCCACACGGTACAACTGCACAACGTCCAAGCAGTCCTGCTGCTGGATATTTGAGATTTAATACCACATTAGGAACACTGGAACAGTACAACACGAATACCAGTAATTGGGCTGCTATTGATAGTCCTCCTGTTATTACTTCTGTTGCATATGCTGGTGCAATCACTGCTGCAGATCCAGCTGGTGGAGATACAATAACAATAACTGGTTCTAATTTTAAAAGTGGGTTAACAGTAACAGTTGGTGGAACAGCTGCTGCTTCTGTTTCCTTTACAAATACAACTACAATTACATTTGTAACTCCTGTTAAAACAGCTGGAGATTACGATGTTGCAATAACAAATCCTAATGGACTTACTGCTACATCCACTAATGGCATTTCTTTTAATGGCATTCCATCTTGGACAACTAGTGCTGGACAACTAGGATCGACATTACTACCATCCCAAGCAATAAGTACAATTACTATTGTTGCTTCTGAACCAGATGGCGGTGCAATTGGATATTCTATTACAACTGGAGCTTTACCAGCTGGACTAAGTTTAGGTGCTAGTAATGGACAAATTACTGGAACTCCAACTGCACCTACAAGCACTACAACAACAAATTTTACTGTTACTGCAACAGATGATGAGAATCAAACAACTCCTAGAGCATTTAATATACAAGTATATCGTCCTATGCAATCTTACAGTATTACAAACTCAATGATTAATGAAAAGCAAGTGGATTCGTATCTTCATAAAACTCCATCAAGTGCGGGCAATAGAAGAAAATGGACATTTGCAACTTGGATAAAACTTTCAGAAGTGCCTGTTTCTGGATACTTTCCTAGAATCTTTAGTTCTGGTGTTTCTGGTGGCAGACAGACAGAAATCGCACTTACACAAACTGGACAGATACGAGTTGAAGATAGAGATACATCTTTGAAAGCTTTACATGATTCTGAAATGACAGTGCGTGATGTTACAGGGTGGGGACATCTTGTTGTACAAGTAGATATTGCAAATGCTACACAATCGGAAAGAACAAAAATTTATTGGAATGGTGTACAGGTTACTCGTTGGGCATCTCAAACCCAATATAGTGATACAAATTATGAATCTTTCATTAACAGTACCAATCAACACAGAATTGGTGAAAGTGTTACTTATGCTGGCAATAGATTAGGCGGCTATCTTGCAGAAACACATTTCATAGATGGCACTGTTGTTGCACCAACAGTCTTTGGTGAAGATTATAACGACACTTGGGTGCCAAAGCAAGTTACTGGTTTGACGTATGGTACAAATGGTTTCCATATGAACTATCAAACTTCAAGTTCTTTGGGTGATGATGTATCGGGGCAGACTAATGACTATGCTGAACAAGGAACACAATATCAATCAGTTGATACTCCAACTAATAATTTCCCTACAGTAAATGTAAACAATACAAGAACCTCTGGTATTACAGTTAAAGAGGGGGGATTGTTTCCTCTAAAAACTGGCGCCAGATTTTTGGTTGGCACAACTGCAACTGCATCTAAAGATCAAGGTGGAAAATTTTATTGTGAGATTCAACTAATAGCGCAGACAAGTGCAGGCGGTGGAATAGCTATTGGATTTACTCCTAACGGGTCTATTCCCGATCCAGATAGTCAAGGTGATATGCAATTTACAGGTGGTTGGAGAGCAAGGATAGCTACTGGAAATAATAATAGTTCTTGGGTTATTCAAGGTGGGTCTGGCGTAGTTTATGCTGGTGGTAATGTATTTGCTCTTGGTGATTGGGTTGGAATCGGTATAGATTTTGATAATAATTTCTTTAAAATCTGGGATGAATCTGGAACATTACAGTTGAATGGAGATATATCTTCAAGAGCATTGAAAGAAACAGCTTATACTTTAGCTATGGGGTGTGAATCTGGTGGGCAAACTCAGCAAAGCAGATTAAACTTCGGTGCAACTGCTTTTCAAAGAACTGGTGGTATCCCAAGTGGATTTAAAACATTCAAAGCATCACAACTC